TTAGTTGCTGCTAAACCTTCACCATAGATCATTGCTCCTATTGACTTTACCAAAGCGCCATTAATAGCACTTCCTAAGAATAGTTCAAGCAAGTAATTAGGATAAAGGTTGTCCTCACCAAAAGAAACCCAATCATTTCTAGAGTCTTCTACCAAGTGAGGTATGTTATAATGTGATAATTTTATTAAATCTAAATTCATAGTTAATTTGTTAAATAGACGCTTTCATTTTCTGAATCGCTAGTTGTATATTCTGTATATGTCGGACTAGGGTATGAAACATTATTTCCATCAACAGGTATTACATTTGCTAGGCCATTATAAATAACTTTTAAACCCGTAGGGTCTAAATTGCTACTGCTTGTGTTTTCATAGACTGTATAATCATAAAACCCCAAAGGAGATTCAGGGTAGCCTAGATTTACATATCCCAAAACAGGAAAATTTAGCCCTCTCACACTTGCCAAACAATAAAGACCAATATATCGTTCTAAATTTGTTTTTATTGCACTTGAGCAAAAATATACTGATTTTCCTGTTTGCTGACTTTTTAATTTTTGTAAAGGATTGTAAAAATCTCCTTCAGGATATGTAGCACTAGCAAAACGTATATCTATTTCATTATACAAATTTAAGTATATAGTGTTTTGTATATGAAGTGGCTGAGTTACTGTATTTATTTTTAGTTGTATCATTTATCTAATAAGTTATATATACACTATCATTATCAGCATCATTAATTGTATAATCATTGTATTGTACTTCTTCAAAATTAGTGCTATTATCATCAGCGCTAGGGTACATATTTACTATGCCATTATATAAAACAGCTTTTGCATTATCAGGATTTAAATCATCATTTGTTTCCATTTCATATACGGTTATATTATAAAAACCTAAAGGAAAATCATCATCACCTACAATTACTTTGCCATCAGTTAAGTCTTCTATAGCAAGTGGATTTGTGTTATAATTCCACGATAAAGTAACAAATCTTTCATAAGAATTAAAATTTGCAACACTACTTACAGAAGGCATATTATTTCCATTACTAAAAATCTTTGTTTTTTTAGTAAATTGACTCTCTAGCTTAAATAAAAAATATGGAAAAGATAAAAAGTAATAAATGTCTCCAAGAAATTCATATTCAAAAAAAGTAGGTGTTTGAACGATTTTATCGCTTATATCAATACGATTAGATATACTACTGTTCCAATTACTAGGTGTTACTGTTTTATTGATTTTAGCTTGAAACATCTTTATCCTTTTAATACCTTTTTTAAGGTTTTTGTTTTTAGATTATATCCCAATATTTCCCATTTCTCATTTTCCTTAATAGGCTTTTCATAAACAGGTTCATTTGCAATTTGCTGCTCTGTTTCTTTTATTATTTTATCTATATCCGCTTGTGTTAGTGTTCTATAACTAGTCATATTTCTTTTTCTTCTTTGGTTTTTCTATTTCGAAATATCTGTCCCTCAATGTTTGATTCAGTTTGCTAATCTCTGTTTGAGTTAATTCATTTAATGGTTTTTTAATGTTTGTGACTGATACGCCATCCCATTTCTTTTTTATTATATAAGCCATAGCATCTTTATTATAAGTATAAAAGTTACATTATTGTTTTTATTCCACAAAAAAAGGGGCAATAAAACCCCTTTTCTTATATATAGAGAGTAGCAATTATGCCTCTGTTATTGATAAATTAGCTTCATCATCTAATCCATCAAACGGATATTTGTCTTGCCCTGGTGTTCCTGCAGGTAATACAATAAATGGTGCAAGTTCTTCTGCACTTAATTCGATTGTAAATCCTGACATATCACCTTTTGCAACACCTGAAACAACTGTTCCACCCGTTACATCACAGCCATTATTATATCCTAATAAAAACACTTGATTATTATTATCCTGAACAAAAATTTGAGGTCTTGCATAAGCTAACAATCTTAATTGATACGCTGTTGCAGACGTTATTTTTTGCAATGTCAAAGATAATGTTTGTGTGTAAAAAGTAGTACCATTAGCACTGTCTGCATTTACATTGATAGTCATAGAACTTAAATTAGGTCTCAATGCATATCTGTAAACCGTAACCGTGCCTGGCGCTGTTCCGTCAGATTTTTGCCACGTTGAAAATCCTGCATTAGTCATAATAAATGTATCAGCAGTTACCGTGTCTACCGACTCGATATTTTGGTAATATTCATTTGTGACGTAAACATATTTCAGCCCCCCAATTTGATCTTTGCAATCTACACCGATTGCCGCTGTTAAGTTACAACTCATAGTATTTTATTTTTAAAAAGTTAATAAAAGGGGGTATATTTCAACCCCCTATTAAAGTGTTAATTAGTGTGTGTGACCAACTACACCGTCTGCTTTAACGGCAGTTTGTACACCAACAGCAAAGTTCATTATAATTCTAACTGCATCATTACCCATATATTCGTATGTAGGAATAATTTGAGCTTCAGTCCAATCAGTAGCAAGGTTAGTACCGTATACCATATTAGACTTGTATGTTAATACAATTGAATCATCAAATGTGCCTGGGCAAACGTGAATTGGTATGCCTAAGAATGTCATATTCTGTAGTGCTTGATTTGATCCTAATGAGTTAATACCTTGACCATTTCCTGCTAATGCAAGTTCTTGCATATATAATCCGTATGTTTTCATTGAAACATAAAAAGCAATATCTGGTTTAGATAAAATGCCTGGTACACTTGCAACCGCTTTATCATATACTAATGAAAATTGAGCAACTGCATTTGAATTAGTAATAGCAGTAATTGCTTGTCCGTGGAAATTAGCCGTTGCACTTGCCGCCCAACCATCTGCATTAAATACACCATCATTAGACAAGAAACCAACAGAGTTATTAGAGCCATCTAAAATACCTCTCCATATTCCATTTTCTATTTGCTGACCTGCATTTGCTGCAACAGTAGCCATTAAGAAATCAGAAAAGCTAGTTGGTAAATCACCATTTCTAGCCATTGTTTCACCAATCCAGGTAGGGAATATAGTCCCTCGGCATACTTCCTCATTTACTTTATATTGAGTTAGTGTTAATACTTGCTCATCAAAAGTAGTATTAGATTCGTCAGAGAATCCACAAGCACTAGCAACAACAGGTGTTGGTGAACCTACGTTCCCGATAACCGCTTTAGAGTTTAAACCATCTATTTGTCTCACAAATCCCTTTGCAACCGTGTCAGGACTTTTAACTGCCGCAGCTACATAAGGCAAAGCCAATTTACCTGCATAGGTATCAGCTATAACTTCGATATCAAAGTTTCTTTTTTTATTTAAATTTTCTTTCGCCATTTTTTTAAAATTATTTGTTATTAATGTAATATGCTGCCCGTTCTTGTGTAGACAGTTTGGTTAAATCAACAGTTGCACTAAAGTTTTCGCCTTCAGGATTGTATGAAATACCTTCCGTAGCAGGCTCATCACTTAATTCAACTATTTTGCTTTTAAGTTCTTCAACTTGTGTCATTAGTTCGCTAATAACTTCAGCAGACATTTCAGTTTTGTCTTCTTCAGAATCTTCGGAAACTTCTTCAGATAATTCAGCAGATGCTTCTACTTTATCTGCTTTTAAATCAGCAACAGCGTCCTCTAAGTTTTTAATTCTTTTTTCCATTCCTTCCCAATCAGCAACATCAGCTTCTTCAGCTAATTCTTCTTCTGTAGATTCTTCAGATGCTTCAACATCTTCAGCTTCTTTTTCTTCACCTAGGTCTAGTATTTCAGAATTTTCACCGATTGTCATTTCGTTGCCATTTTCCATTTTATAGTTTCCCGCAGATAATGCTTCTGCATCACCATCGTCACCGATAGCAAATACTTTAGAGCCGATCATAAATTGCTCATCTTCTGTAGCAATCATTCGACCGTCATCTAATTTCATTTCAGCGTAGAACTTTACGCTATAAGATTTTGGTTCATTTTTCATTTTCAAGATATTTAAAATTTTTTCTAGAGTTCCCATAACATAAATAAGTATAAAAGGTTTAAAAGTGTTTATTTCTTTATCGTTTTACTGTCTTGTTTTTGATAGCCGCACAGACTTTAGCAGCCGTTTCTTTATCTCCGTATTCTTTCATTTGATCCCTAATGCATTCATCCCACGAATATTTAAGCATAGCTTTTCTTTTAGCAAAAGCAACATATTCTAGCATTTTGTATTTTTTCTTGTATTTTCTTTTTCCATCTTTTCCATATTCTTCCCTAGCTACAGCACTAGAATGGTCTGCACAGGGCATAAATAATTTGACACCATCAACAGAATGCGAATGTGAGCCTGAGCAACCTTTAAACATTTCTGCATATAATTCTGCTTCTTCTTTATTTCTAAATAATGGCTCACCATCTAAAACACCAACAGGATTTAATTCGTTTTGCAAAATGACTTCTTTAATTTTTCCCATTGTAATCTCATCAGGGCAATCAATACAAACCTCATCTAAAATATCAACCTCTTTTGATGCTTCAATTAATTTGTCCGTAAAGTAGCCTTCAATACTAAAGCCCCTCACCTCTTTGTTTTTAATTGATTCCCAAATATCAGGATTATTTTCTGCTGATACTTGCACAAACCACGTTCCGATAGGTAGATTTTTAAAGCCATACATATTAGACTTGTCGTATTTTTTATCTTCTTTAATCCATGATTCTACGACAGTTAATCCTTGTATTGGTTGTTTGTGTTCAAAAGTGTGATTATTGTTGTTTAAACTATTCATAAATAGCTTCTGTGCTTGTTTAATAGTTTCCTTAGTAAAAAAAACTTCGTATTCCTCATTTGTTTCCTTGTCTAATCTTGGTATTTTTTTGTCAGGTATTAAAATTGCACCAACTAATTGCTTTTTTTCTTCATCTACTTTTGCAAGTGATAAAAAATCATTATTGAAATAGACAAAGTTTTCCTCTATTGCAGGAAATTTAACAATTGAAATTGCATCAACGCCAAACATATCTGCTGTTTCGTCTATTATTAATTCGATAAGTTTTTTCTTTTTAGCCATAACATCTATAAGTATAAAATTGTTTATTTTGTTTACAAAGTTGCCTGTGTTTCTAATTCTTCTTGTAATGCCTGTGAACTTGAAATATCATTTTCAACCACAAAAGCCTTCATAGGTTCAACAGGTGTATCTTGACCTAATTGTGTATTTCCAATAAGTTCCATATTTGGTAAAGTGCTAGTACCCGTTCTCATTCCACCACCTGACGGCACACTAACATTAGCAGAACTACCACCACCACCACCACCAGCCACTTTGCCTAAAGTAGCTTTTGCATTTGCTATTCCTGTTAATACTGTTGCAATCATTTGTGCTAAAAATACAGGTTGTGTAAATATAGCCGCTGGCCCTGTTCCAGCAGCAGCTGCAGTTGCTCCTGCAATAGCACTAGAAATACCTGTTGCTGTGTCAATAAGTATCTGAGCCATAGCCGAAGCTTTTGCGCCTGCAGTTCCTTCTTTAAACAGTCCTTGCATAGCTCCTAAAACACCTTTAGCCGCATCAACTTTTTCTTTTGATGTTACTTTAGTTATTTTAACTTGTATATTTTCAGAATCAATAAAGTCTTTTAATGCTTGATTTGTCCAGTAACCTGATTTTGCTGCTCCATCACGTCTAATCTCTGACATATCAAAATTAGCTCGTTCAGCAGCTTGTATTAATTGTTCCCTCATTTCACCCCCATACAAGTCCATTTCTTTGTCAATTTGCCCTTGTATAACAGCGTCATTTATTTCTTTGATTTTTCGGGCTTCTTCTGATTCTAATTCATTTCGTATGCTTAAAGCCTCACCAATTAAAATTGACTCAGAATCAATTTGTTGTTGCAATAAATCATATTTTTCTTGATAAGTGTTTTTTATATCTTGAATTTCTTTTTCTGTTGCAGACATATTTCTGTTTAAAACCTTGTCTGTAAATTCTTGATTGTTTTTTGCTCTATCTGCATTAGCTTTTTCTTCGGCAGCTTCTACTGCAGCAATTTTGTCTAATTCAGCTTGTTCCTCTTGTTTTATTTTATTAATAGTTTCTTGCTTAATAGCATTTATTTTGTTATTAAGTTCTATTTGTTTTGTTCCTGATTCTTGCTGTATGTTAAATAATGCTATTTCTAATTCTGCAAGTTTGTCTAAATCTTCAGCAGTATTTTCACTAGCTGCCATTTCTTCTTGTTGAATCCTTACTGCTTCTGCTGCATTAGCAACTCTTTTGTCTAATAATTCTTGTTCTATTTGGAACGCTTGTTCTGCTGCTTCTAATCTTTCTTCTTCTGTTTTAGTTCTGTCTTCTGCTATTAATTTAAGTGCTTCTACTTCAGCCCTTTGTTTAGCTGTTTCAACATTTAATTCTCTTTGACTATCCCTTAAAGCAATTGACGCTTTTTTTAGTTCAGTCATTAATTTGATCTCTTTTTTTATTTCAGTACCTATCCCTTTAAATGCTTTCTCTCCTGATTCCTTAACATCTTTGAATGATTTTTGTACAGTATCTAAAGCACCTTTAAAATCTCCTTTTAGAGCTTTACCCACAGCCTTAATAGGTGACAACCATAACTTAACCCCATTAATTATAAGTTCCCCTAATGCTGAAAATCTATCAATAATAACACTAACAACAGCACCCATACCTGCTAATGCTGTTTCTAAAAGTTCAGCACCTCTTTTTGTTTGTGTAAAATAAGCTGTTAAAGAACCTATTGCTACAACAAATGCACCAATTCCTGTTGCTATTAAACCTGCTTTCATAGATTTAAAAGTCAAACTAGATGCTACTTTAAGTGCTTGAAAATTCTTTTTTAAACCACCAACACTAACACCAAATAACCCCATGCTGTCAATAAGATCTTGCTGCTCTTTTTCTTGGTCTTCTAACTGCTTTTTTCTTGCAGCCGCTTGCTTTTTTTCTTCTTTAGCAATCTTTTTAATTCCATCTACAGCTTTTGCTGAGTCTAATTTTACTGATATTATTTTTTCAGCTGGCATATTATTCTTTTTATTTGTTTAAACATTCTTTTAAAACTTGTGTGGTATTCTTGCATTCCGTAAACAAAGTCTAATTCTTTATTTTTGTATTCTACTAATTGAATGTGGTCAATAGAAGGTATAATTAATTTTGCGGTTGATTCTATATATTTTTTTAATTCCATAATAACGATACTCTATTTTGTAATTGTATATTAGTTGAATTTTGATATAAAGCCCAATCTGTGTCTAATGGTATAGCAATACTAGGTATTACTTGTATATGAAAATCTACTGTTAAAACCCACGCCCTTTGTGTATTAGCCCCACCATTTGCTAAGCCAAATAAAACTCTATTTTCTTGTCCTGCTGTAGTGTCTAAAGTAATACTCATATAACTTCTCACACTACCATCTGCAATACCAAAGTCTTGCACACCCCCTGCTGTTCCTATTTGTGTTCCTGTACCTTTAATCATTTTAAAAGCAGTATGATAACCAAATGCTTCCGTAGTACCAATAGGAAAAGTAGCGCTTGTGCCACCAACTACTGTATTAATTCCATTCACTTTAATTATTACATTACTATTGTCAGGTAATGATAAACTAGGATATTTGTCTGAACCCTTAGGGTAAGCATAAGCTGTTGTGTTTCCCAAAGTTTGACCTATTAAAACCATTCTATGGCTTTCACCCCTAATTTGTATTCTATCACCTGTCTCTGTTTGATATTTAATAGATATATCATCATTTATAAGAGGCATTATAGGTACACTCGTTTTTGTTTTTCCGCTACCTACTGAAAAATTGTTAAACTTAGAAACTAAAGCCTGTGAAGCAATTCCTTTGTAACCACCTATATCTCTAATATTAGTATTGCTAGATAAAATTCTTCTGCTAATAGGTTTACTTCCTTGATATGCTTTACAAGGTAATTCACCATTAGTATATCCATTAGCTACCGCCGCAGCAGCAAAACTTATATCAGCTGTTCCCCCTCTACTATGGCAACAATCTACGGGGGCAAATATAACAGGTGTTGTGCAATCTGTATCTGTATTTGGGCACCAATAAATATAAAGGTCATTATATAATTCTGTGCCTGAAGCAGACCACCCGCATTCTGATCCAATTAAAGTATCTACAATTTTTAGCAAAGTTACTTTTGTTGATGCTTTTACACCTACCTGATAATTATGTATTTTTAAAATTCTCCAATAAGAATCTTTTATAAAAATTTCATCATTAAAATCAAAATTAAAAATATCAACTTCATTCAAATTCAAATAGCAATCCATTAATCGAGATTCGGGGTGATGCAAACTTGTCAAATATTGATGCCAATAATATCCATATAAACAATAACCCCAATTGCTCGGTGTTGTTTCCACCCAATTAAAAACTTCTAAATCAGGAACAACAGGTGTCGCCCAAGAATCCCAATATAAAGATTTTGTTGTAGGTGTAATAAAAGCTGTGTCAGTGGTAGCATTAGGCGTTAATTCATAAGGACTGCATAAAGGGTAATTAGTAAAAGAAAATGCCGTCCAACCTACTAATGCAGTAAATGCATGCATATATATTGTTCTTGCTTCACCTTCGTCTTTTATGTCAGTAGGTGTTCCATTATACCAAAACAATTTAGGTTGAGTATGAGCACTTGTTATTTCAACATTATCATCATTAATTTCGTAACTAAACTCATATTGTATTGCAACATTATCAAGTTTATTGCCCCACAAATCCATAGTTTGATAGCCATTTTGAGAGTTTGGGGTTTTAAGAATCTGACCATTAATATAAGGTGAGAACATTGGGCTATTCTTTAGCTCTCCCTTAGCCCATTTATTATTAGTTTCAGTAATTTCTAATCGTCCATAAACATTAGCCCAAGCATGTTGCTCTTTGATTTCTTTATTCATCAAATCCTCATCTTCTTTGTCTGTAAAAAATATCCGTTCTTTTTGTAATGAGCTTGTATCTGTTACAATTTGCTCTTTTGATAAATCCAATTTATCAGTCCAATATCTTATTGTTCCACTTCCTAAATAAGTATCATAAGGTTCAATTATTATATTAGAAGGGTTGTTAGGGTTTTGAGTAACTATTAGATTAAATCTTTGAATTAAATCTTTGAAAAAATCTTTTTGCTTTAAATCGGGGTCAATACAAGCAGGAACATTAATTACAGAATCATAATTTTCTAAATCATAACCATCATAATTCATCTTTATATAAGTGCTTAAGCACTCTATAGTACCTGTGGGGTTAGAATTATAAATTGAACTATATCCTGTGCACCACATAGGTGGATCATCAAAAACATCAGCATTACAATTACACGGCAAGCCCAACGACAAAGCACAATTTGCTCCAGTTTGAAAATACCAGTTATAAACAGTAACTCTAATTCTAAATCTATTTCCAACATTAAGATCAGTTATATCAATATTAGGGCTTAATTCATTATAGCCATTGTCATTATTAGAATCAATTGTGCCCTCATGCTCTGCATAGATTACTTCATTCCCTGTAAGAGGGTTTATAGCTAGCTCTCCATTTGCTTTTACTTTTACTAATTCATATCTAATTCTAAAGCCGTAATTATTTTCCATAAATGCTGGATTACATAAACGAGCCTTTTTGCGATAACTTCTAGACTTAATGTTTAAACTTGTTTGTGTAGGGTGTAGTTTTCTAAAAAAATTTAAACTCGCATTATAACACCCGCTATCATCTACCCCCACTGTATCAGGTTCAAGATAATATTGTAAAACATTTTGGTCATCACAATTATTTATCCATGCACCCCCAGAAACAAGGTTATCTTCAGTTCCAAAAATTCCCCAACTTGAATCTTCTGCATAACCCACAATGCATTGCCCTGGTGCTACTACTGTAGTTGTTCCTGATATAACAGGCGGTAGAGCATCTTCTAAGTGACCACCTGTTGTCATAAAGATTTTACTAAAATACTCACTATCTATAAAAGCAGATGTATATGATAATCCATTTTTTCCTAAAATGATTTTAATCATTTCTTTAATCTGAATAGCAGGTCTAAATTGTGTAATATCAACTAATGTATCAGGTTCATCATCAACATCAATATCATCTTGTTGTAAATTTAAATATTGATTAACATTTGATTGATAATAGAACTGTGGTTTAGTTGCACTAAAGGGGTACATTACTTTTTGAATATCGTGATCAGGGTCTTTTAATGATACTTCATCTGCATTTTCAAAATCACTGCTAGAACCATCCCAGCTATTTTTCATTTGTGTTACATTAAACCTGTGATTTAATGATGTATTCCACGAATCACCATCAATGCTTAAAAATGCATCCCTTAAAGATTCATCACCAATAAGAGAAAATAAAGTTGATATTTTAGAAAATAAAACTACTTCATAATATTGTGCTTTTTGATAAACATTTCTTAATTGTAAAGTTCCATCAAACTGCGAAACAGTTCCAACATAGATACTAGCATCAAATTCTTTTTTAGTATCAAATACTAATGTGTCTAAATTTACATTGTACCAATCTTGAAAAAATTGGTTGTTTTTATTTGTAAAAGGTAATTTAAATGTTTGACTAAAACTGCCCTTTTTTTTGTCGGGATTTTTAACATCATCAAACTGATAATTCAAACTTATATTAGGTTCTGTTAATAACTCTAATTCATAAGTTGATTCCACTGTAGCACTTGTAGTAGCTTTTCTATATGCAATGAGTCTTACTTTCATTAACTATTTGTATTATAAGGATTAGCATATTCAATTTTAAAAGTATATTGAATTTGTAATTTATCATTAGCAGTAGTTTTTCTGACTATACTTTTATCTGTAATCATTACGGGAACAGTAAAGGTAGTGTCTGCATTTTGAATAATATTTACATTTGTAGACATTAATAAACTTTCCATTAATTCCACTTGATCCTCACTTATCCAATCTGTATTAATTGTTTCCTTTAATATAGCCGTTGTTTGTCTTGTCCTTTTTCCTCTACCAAAATTATCATAAGAATATATATCGCTATTAAAATTTCCTAACATTGTTTCATATTCATTTCTCGCAACTTCTAATGTTTGTGTAGATTTCATTTTGAAATTAAAGTAATCATAACATCCCTTGCTATTTCTCCATCCTAATCTCCTGACCTTAAACCCTTTGCAACTGCCATCTTCTAATATAAAATAATAAGGTGTTGTAGTATAGCCTGTATTATCATCAGCAGCTTCTGAACCTCTTATACTATAATAAGCATATCCACTAAAATTAGATGGTCTTGCCCCACCAACAACAGGCGACTCTCCTTCTTTTTGAGCAGGTACATCTTCTGCTTCTTCTAAATTTTTAGGCCCACATCCAAAATACAATAATCTTCTTGAATTTTTATTGTCTATTCCTGTTGCTGTATCATCAGCAGGGTTAGCACCCCCTGTAGATATAGCATTTTCAATATACCATTTACCATTTACTTTTGTTCCATCTGCCTCATAATAAACTATTTCAAAGTATTTGCATTCACTACCAAAATTTGTTTTGTCATTTAAAAAACCTATTGTATGATAATCGTCTGACCTCAGATAATTAACAAACTGTTTACTTCCTGATGCTATGCTACTTGTTTTTACTGAATCAGTTAACATAAATTCATCTGAGCTACTAGATGTGTAATTTTCAAATGCGCCTCCTTGAAAATCGTCTGTGCCTCGCCCATCTTCTAACGGTAGTGAAGCTGCAATATAAAATCTTGTGTCATCGTGATTTGGTGTTGCTTTTTCTTCTGGTGAATTTGTAGCTAGTGATGCATATTCAACAGTTCCCTTCACATATACTTGCAAAATTTGATTATTGTTTTCACTAAATATATAGTCCTCGTTATTTTTTCCTAATGTATGAATTGACTTTGTTGGTTCTTTAGCATCTGCAATAGTATCTTCTAATTGAGAATTTACAATATTTCTCATATCAAATATAGCAGTGGCTTTATCTCCTGAAACATCAGTCGGATTTCCATTTCTTCTTTGTTTTAATTTAGCTATTAATGTTCCTGATGTACTTGCTCCTAAATAAACCGATAATATTATTTTAAAATAAAATAATCCCGATATATCATCAACGTGAACTGTATAAGGCACTATTGGTGTCCAATTTGTTATTACAGGTGTTTTGTCTGATGTTCCTACTGGTTCTTGCGGAAATGTCATTGATCCTATAGCCATATTATTTTCCTATTATAATTTCTAATTCTTTATCTAAATCCTTCCCAAATGCATTTAATATAGCATCTGTTTGTTTGTTTAATTCGCTTTTAAATGGTCTGCTAAAAAACTGTGTTCTTGTTAATCCTCTTTGATATATTGCTCTTTGTATTAAAAAACCTAAACTTTTATTAGTTATAAATTTTCCTGTTTCTTTATTTCTTCCTTTTATTCCTTTTTTTTTAATCCACTTTTGTATTGCACTTGTAAACTGTGGCCATTTACCTTTATACTTACCGCTACCAAATCTAAAAGGACTACCTTGCCCCCTCATTCTACCACTGCCCTTAAAACCACCTGCACCTTTAACACCTTCATCAACAAACGCCCAATAATCATCTGCTTTACCAAATTCAAATTCTAATGTTACACTATTTTTTGATGCTGTAACTAAATAATCAAAATCATTGTATAGTGTTCCACCTGCTTTTTTTTCCTTGTTAAGAATGTTTTTACCGTCCTTGACAACATTACCGCCAAGTTTCTGCATTGCTTGTATAGTATTTTTAAATTCCATTAGCTGTTTGGGTTTACGGGTACAATGCAAAGATTGTTTTTGTTATTAACTTGCATACTTATTGTAGCTGACCATCCTGTTAAAAGATTATCAAATCTAGCTGTAAATGGTTCACAAGATATTGGAAGGTCTAATATAACTTCATCATCAACCCAACTTGTAGAATATAGGTTTTGATGAAACTCATTTATTACATCTTGCAGTATTTGTAGGTTTTCACTCAATGTATCTAATCTTCCTAATCTTTCATTGTTAGGTGCATCACCAACAATTTGGTCATTTATCATATCTAAAACATAAAGTGTAAAAGTATAAGTTAATGCACCTTTATCTACTGTTGCTGTTCCTGGCTCTGCATATAGGATAACGTAATCTTCTACACCAAGTTTGTTTATATCCACTTCGTCCATAAAACCACTGTGAAAACTTTTAATTATTGTATGTTCTTTAGCTATTGTTTCTAAAAATCCTACTGCGTTTCTAAAAGTTATCATAGTTATTCTTTTGTTTGTTATTAAAATCCATTGTATAAGACAAATATGCAAACACCTCTAAAATAGGTAGTCTTGTAATTTTACTTATGTTGAGTATATTATCGTTACTCAATGAAAACAAAACATTGTACCAGCCCCATTTGCTTTGCAAACTTATACCTTTTGTGCTTTCATTTCCTGTGCTTTCAAATAATTGTGCGAAATCCAAGCTAATTCTTTTCCTAAAGTCAAAAAAAAACCTAGACTGTTTAATGCAATATCCATAGGGCAATCTTTAAATAGTTCTTCTTTAAATTCATCAGGGTTATAATCCTCAATAGCATATCTCTCATTCCTTTTAAAAGTAATTTTCCTATATAGTATTGACATAATAATATGCAAGTTTTTAATTGGTTCTTTACAATATGTTTCAAGATCAATATATTCCCCCGTTGTTATTTTAGAAAGATTAGGCACAAAACCATATTCTTCTTTTTTAAACATAAACTTTTTTTTAAAATCTTTTTTGTCAGGCTCTGTGTCAACTAATTGCTTTATAATTTTTATAATATCTACCAAATCAGCATAGCTCATTTTTCTAACTATTTGAGGTGTAGTATTACATAATAACGCAATACTTTTAACTATTTTATTTTTCTCGCTTTCTTTGCTCTCCTGTGTTTTAATGTATTCCTGATATGTTCTAATATTTATATCTGACCAGTGGTCAGGTATTAAAAGTTTAATGTCCTTCATCATTAATAAGTATAAAAGTTAATAATTTGTTTTTTTACAATATATAGTATTTGCCACTATGATTAACACTAAGTTTATTTAAACACAAATAACGTGTTGCATCAATTAAATGGTCATTGACTTTTACGGGCGTATTAAGAACATCACCATTTTTGTCTGTTGCCCATTTATATCCTCTAAACTCTTTGATTGCATTTAAACTATCTTTAGTTATATGCAACTTATATCTTCTCATTATATCTATGCCTAAATGTATTCCTGCACCTTTCTTAGCAGGTTTTATGTTAAATCCTTGCCTGTATATTTCTTCAATAGATTTAGGTTCTGCTGAATCGCCTATTATTTCTGATTGTCTATCTATTCTAAATTCCTTTAGCTTATTTGCTAGGTCAGTATTAGTCAATCTCTTTTCATATAACATCTCTTTGATATATAAATTATCATCTGATTGATATACTGCCACTAATGCTGTTGGTGAATTAGTAAAGCCGAAATCTAATCCATAGCCGATTAATTTTCCTTGCACTTCATCTGTCAATTGAAAATTTCTAAAAATCGCAGTTTGTATATTACCGACATTTCCAAGACCATAAACTTCCCAATACTCAGGGTCTATTTCTTTAAGTCTTTCTATCTCTGCAATAGTGTCTTTACCAAGAAAAGGATTAGCTAAATATGTTGATTTAATAAATGTGCAATCATCTCTTGTTAATACTTTGTCATATATCCAAGAATAAGGATCAGAAGGATTATAGTCTAAATATATTTGTTCAGTACATCTGAAAATAATTTGCTGATAATCTTCGTAGGTAAATTCTGTTGCCTCATTAAGCCAAGCATAATTTCTTTTTCTACCTTTTAATTTTTCGGGGTTATCGACTGATAAAAATTCTATTGTACAATTATTTAACAAATAAGATAAGTCTGATTTATTGTGATTGTCTTGTGTATATAAATCAAGGTCTTTTAAGATGTTTATAAAATCACGATATACACTACCCTTACACGCAGGTAATGTTTTACGAATAATACTAAATACTTTGCCTGGCTCTTGTAATGCTTTTACAATAATCATTTGACAAAGCGAATAGGTCTTAGAGCTTCTAGTCCCCCCCTGAAGACAAGTCACTCTGCTTTTAGACCCATACGCCTTGTGAAATACATTTGTAGTATTAATCTTTATTTGTGTCAAACACTTCTATTTTTATATCTGTAATTGATTTACCACCACTTGTAACATCCAATTCAGACTTTTCAGTATATCCTCTGCTCTTGCCTTTAGTCTTTAAAAAGAATATAGTCGCTGCTGTTGAGTTATCTTGAATCTGTTGATGTAATTGGCTTTCTGCAAAGTCTAGTGCAACATTCTCAATCTCTTGAACTTGCTGTCTAAATTCTTCATCATCTTTAAGCCATTTGTAATATGTGCTTCTAGGAATATCAGCTTTTTTACAAGCTATTGTTACTACCCCTAAACTCTTTTCTAATGCCTTTAATAGCGTTTCTTTTTTAATGTGTCTACTTTTGTTCATAGTTTTATTTTAACATTATAACCTTTTTTCTTTAAATCATCGTGCAATTTCTGTGCCTTAACTAAATCATCTTCTTTAATAGTTATAGTAGCTGTATCTTCTTGTTCTTCTTCTATTTTGTCTATATTAAAACCAAACTCTAAATCTTTAAATCCCCATTCTTTTAATTCTTCTATATCAAATTCATTAGCTAGTATATCCATATCCCACTCACCACCTGACTTGTTTAGCCTAATGTTTAATTCTCTTTCTTGTTCTTTGTTAAGGTCTAACACTACACAAGGTATTGTTATATCATCAACATTACTTTTCTCTGCGTTTTCTTTCCATATTTTATATCGTTGATGACCACCGATAATAGTCATATCTTTATTTACTACTATTGGTTCTACAAGTGAGAACTTATCTAATGAGTCTTTGAGATCATTATACTGCTTCTTAGTAATCTGTCTAGGATTATATGTTGCAGGTTTTAATTTATTTATTAGTATTCTTTCTATTTTCATATATTTTTTGGTATTCTATTTTAGCATATACTTGATGACACACATTCTCAAGATGTTTTATACGACAAAACATATTAAACATTGAATCGCTTTCAGCTTTTATATGACACTCACGACACAAAGCCATTAAATTTTCAATGTAATTTCTCTGACTATTTTTACCTGCTCCCATTCCACGCCTTTCTAAATGATGAATGTCAGTAGCTTCAGCACCACACATCATCTCACAAATAATTTTGTCGTCTAATACATAGTCAAAAAAGTCAATATATATTTTAGTGTGTTTTTTCAACTCTCTTAGGTAATTTATGTAAATCATCAGAAGGGAGGGACAATATAAAATCCCCCCCACAAAAAAAACATCTGCCTTTTTGTATCAAACTAACCATTGTACAACTTATACAGAATCTAAATATTTGATTATCCTTCTTTTTTGCAACTGTTTTCATATACTTTTTCTAATTTTGTTAATGTACTTTTTACACAACTTCCGCACCCTGAAGGTTTTTTATTTGTTTTAAATACTTTATTATAAATCTTAATTAATAATCCTTGATCCTCTGCTGTTATTGTTCCTTTAGTTCTTGACATTACTTCTTCATAAATAGCAATCTCATCTTCTGTCATTTGTCTAGAGTATGGAAACAATTTGTTTAGCTTTTCCTTTCGTTCTTCACATCCGCAATCGTCTCCTAGTATTTTTTTAGCCACTTTGTCAATGCCTGTTGCCTTTAAAACTTTTTCAACTGAGTCGCCAAGTCCTTTTGATTTTACCATATCGCTGATATTAATAATGTTAATACTGTTAATGTAGTTAATGCTACAATAAAATTAGCAATTAAATCTTCTTTATTTTTCATCTAATAAATATTTTTTTACGTTGTTAATTGATTTAAATAATGTGTTTCTATTTATTTTTGTTGCCTTAGCCATTGTGTTTAATGAATGTCCTTCTCTGTAATATATTCTAAATACTTGTGCATCAAACCAAAAAACATTTTTTAGTTTTTTCTCAATCCAATCTAATCTTTTTTCAATTAATTCTTTTTCTTCTTTATTAGATTGACTGTTATCAGGTGAAATAGATTCTATTATTCCAGTAACGTGATATTCATAATATTTATAATATTTATAATAAAATCTGCTTGTCTTTGAATGATACTGATTTATCATTACTCTAATAATATAATAAAGTAATTTTTTTTGTTTAATAGTATCATTTATTTTTTCCTCATCAACTTTGTATAGTTCCACAATTACAAAGCTTAATAAATCATCTTGGTCTTTTCCATTAGTGATATTATAAGCTATATCATATAGTTTGTTATAATTATCATTAAGAAATTTATTCAACATATTTTGATTACTGAGGGTATATTTTTCAGCTTCATTAAATTATATTCTACATTGCTTATTTTAGATATATCTATTTCTATTATATTGCTAAAACGATTGTGCAATTTCTTATAAATATAATTTTCTATATTATCGTTTTTTGTCAAATCTCGTAAAATAAAAGATAGTTCAGCTCCAGACTCAAACAAAATTGTAAACAACCTATTGTTAGTATCTGTGTAATCCCAGAACAATCTTTCGTTCCTGCTATTAAAAAATGTTCTCTTAGCTTTCACTTATTTGTCCTTTTAAATATCTATCTATTACTGCAACTGCTTCATCATATCCATATACGATTTCTGACACAAAATTTCTTTCATTAAGTTTTTCTCGCCACCATAACTGTTCTTTTGTTGGTCTGCCTTTTTTTGTTTTAACTTCTAAAAACAAAGAATGAAAATTACCAATAGGTTCTAGGATTGACAGATCAGGATAACCCTTTATGTAGCCACTAGCTTTCATCTTTACCGCCTGAGTCATTGATGTTCTTAAACCACCTGCACTAGCACAATACAATACATTAGGGTATTGTAATTTAATATATGTAACTATTGCTTTCTGTAATTGATATTCTTTCATTTCTTTACCCATTTAGCTTGACCATTGTAATTATTTATGTCTTTTACATAACCTAAAGACTCCAAGTGTTTATGATACTCTTTAGTTTTATTAACATCTTGTTCTATTCTTTTTGCGTAATGAATATCATAATAATCAGGAAAAGAAATATCATTATAATAATTGCTTTTCTTTGCTTTTGCTTTTGCTTTTGCTTCTACTTCTACTTTACTAGCATTGCCGTTGCTCTGCTTTTGCATTGCCTTTGCATTATTCCACCTCTTTTTTGCATTCTCTTTAGCTATATTGCTTTTATTATTTATTTCTTCTATTTGATTATTTAACCTTCTAGAATAAAAACAACCATCTTCTATAACAAATAGATCAAAGTCCTCAATTACTTGCTTTAAGATTTTAGAATCACATTGTAAGCCATAAGCTAATATATCATATTGATTTATACATATTTTATTTTCTTCTGTGAATAATAATTCTAGTAATGCCCAGAACACCCCATATCCTTCATATCCAAGTTTTGCCCTCATAGAAATAATTCTGTAGTCTGTTCTTGCAGTTGAGTCGTGGTTAAAGTAAGTTTTTTTCATAGTATAATAGTTAAGATAATGCCTGTGTCAATATAGAAAAAGAATAAAACAAGTAAAACACAGGCACTATCAGGATTAATTAAAATGGTAAGTTCTCATTAGTGTCATTATCAATAACAAGATTTTCTTCTAAATTAATGTTTTTTACATTTAAAGTATTAAAGAATTTACCTTTCCATTCATTTGATTTAATATAAAACTCTATTGTAGCATAACTATCTAGCTTAACATATTGTTCGTGAACAGCAATTCTTTCTGTACCAAATATCTCAAACTGATATTTATTATCAAAATCTGTTCCTGCTTCTATTATTGTTATCAGCATTTTTTCATAAGGATCACCGCCCTTTTTATTCTCAATAGTTTCTATTTGTTTATCTATTATTTTACCTCTTATTTTAAACATTTTATTTTATTTTTTAATTAATTACTTCTTTTAAACGATTCACTTTCATCTTCACCGAAAAACCCTAAAGCATACAAACCTGCTAACTTTAAAACTGCTCGGCTCATTGCTCTCTTTTCTGCCATTTCCATTACATACCAAGTGTTAGTATTTCCATCTTTATAGTTGTCACCTTTTAATGCACTACCAAAAGTTTCAATATAATTATTTTTATTTAAAGTTGCTTTTGCTTTAACTACTGCAAATCTAGGTTCACATTTAACAACTTCAAACTCTATACTAATATCCATATTAGCTTGAATCTTGTCAATTCCTGCACGAGTTATAATTGTATAATGTTGATGTGCAAATACATCTTCGGCTGTTAAATTATTTTCTACAAATAATCTATTTAAAGTTTCTTTTTTTGTTTCCTTCATAATTAAAATGGTTTTATAAATTTAACAATATCCAAGTCTATAAGGTCGCATAGCCTTTCAGCATCATTTACACTTAGTTTACTTGGGTTATTTATTTTTTTTAAAGTAGTTGGATAAGACCAATCTAATGCCTTTGCAATATCCATCTTATTCATTTCCTTAATAGACATAGCAATCTTAATCACTTGCCTACGCATCTGTCTTGAATTCATATATTTATTTTTATAGTTAAAGCACAATAATAGTAAATATATTTAACAAAACAAAAAGATTGTTTAATACTTATTAACAATCATAATGTTAATAACTTATAAAGTTTTTTTAACATAATTTGCTTTGTATATAAAAAAATGTTTATATTTGTATCATACAATTAAAACAAGTATTAAATTAAAAAAAACTAAAAATGAAAAATTTTACTACATCTTTAAACGATAATCAATTATTAAATAAATTACAAAATTTAAAAAAACATAATGACGAGTTCACATTATATACAACTTATGAAGACGAAAACGGCAGTTTAGATAATGACGATTTTAAACATCCGACGTTTATAAATTTGGAAAAAATTTCAAATCCTGAACACGAATTTCAAATTTGGGTTGGATTAACTGCATTTCCACATACTGCACAAGGACACAAAGAAATTGTTCAATACTGCAATTATTAATTAAAAAATAATTAAAACAAGTATAAATTAAAAATTAAAAATTATGACAACAGTATTTAAAAATATAGAATGTAATGTTACACAGTTAGCAACTACAATGACTTTAATAGATAATTATATTAAAGAGCAAAAAGAAATGATAGAATTATATAAAGATGAATTAAATGGCTCTGACAATACAGAACAAGTTAGATTTTATCAAACTACTATTAAAGATAAAAAAGCTAACATCAAATCTATGATTGCTTTACAAGAGCAAATGTCAACTAAGGAATTAATTACTAAACATACTTTATAATGAAAGAATATATAATAACAGGAGATGGATATTACAACACGCAAGTTGCAAGTCCAACATCTTTAAAGCCAATAGGAGATATTACTTGGCAAAGAGGAGCTATACACTTTAAAGGCACAGAAGAACAATTAGATGCTTTTATAGATACCTTAATACAAGATGAAACGTATTTTAAATACAGAGATCATTTTACAAAAGAAGAATTTAATAACCTTGAAAGAATACCAATACTATGATAATAAAATTAAAATGGGGTACTCATAAACAGATAGTATATGATTACCTACTAAAAGGAAATAAAATAACAACTAGAGATGCTATGATTGATCTTGGCGTTGGAGATTTGCAAGGCACGATAAGAGATTTAAAGAAAGCAGGGGTTCAGATTAAAGATAAGTATATCAGCGTTCCAACTAGATATGGCAAGAACGCAACAGTAAAAGAATACTGTTTAGCTAGTTTATTTTAGATTTTTGATAATCTCACTAAT